TTCAGCTTCTGAACTCAACTTAACTCTTTCCTCAACAGTTCCCCACCTTGAATTTATTACGATTGCGCCTGTAGTTGACTGGACATTAGGCACGCCACCAGTCAAGTCTATTTCTTTGACAACAACCGCGGGTGATTCTGAGGGTGTAGAGAGTGCCATCTTCTTTTCCTTTTCAGTTGATTTATACGGTTTACATTATACGATTATTCAATTGTTACCATTATTTATAATATTACAAATCTCTAGCATATTCAATGGCCCATGGATCTTCTGATTCTTCTCTTTCTATTTTTTCAATTTGTTCACTACCGTCGTCTATAAATCCAAACGGCACTATATCGTCTTGGATTTCTTTAAGTTTTTGATTAAATATCATGTCTTTAATATTAATATCAGTTAAATTTGAGAAATAAGCAGACGACACAAAATATCCAAACATAACTAAGTTCATAACTAAGTCGTCGTGGTTTCCAGTAGAAGCTTCAAAAGTCTGTCCTTTAGCCTCAAACGTAGATATTTCTAGTATAGTTTGTTCATCAAATATCTGGAGTTTCTTATGTTCCAGTATATCCTTAATTGCAGAACAACCGATACGTTTAACCTTACGTGTCATCTCAATACCAATTCTGTCAGCTTTTATTGCGGACTCCATGTGAGTATTCTCGTATTCTAGTTCTTGATACAGTCCATTACAGACTACAGAGCCTTGGTCATTGGACTCAATAACGACATAACACTCATTATAGAACTTTGCGTACTTATATATAATATTAGGAAAGAGAACTGGAGAGATAGTATTATTGCGATATACAGCGACTTGTTTAAAGGGCCTAGTGCTAATGTCGAATACCGAAAAGGTTGAATAATCCTGACCTCTTCCCTTACAAACATCTACAGTCATTATGTACTGGTGGTCTTTTATCGGTTCACGATATATAAGTAAATCTCCACCTTCACGCACTTTGCGAGGATTTTTCGCACGGAAACCCATTAGCGTTTCTCCGTCTATCAATGTATCTCCCGTCCCGAAGAATGTATTACCAAACTCTTGGTCAAACTGTAGTGCAGATGTATTTGCAATTGTCATCTCTTTCCATTTTTCATCACGGCCTGGTACGTCATACCAGTTAACAGTAAATGGTTTGAATTCGTTAGTATTCTGACATGCACCTTCCCAAAGTTTATGGAAAGTATTACCGATACCATTTGCGGTTGATGTCACAATTACTTTGGTATCTGTACCCGCAGATATTACGGGATAAGTAGAAGTATAAAATTCGTTTGCACGTTCTACAAACGCAAACTCGTCAAGGTATAGTAAGTTAACTGACATACCACGAATAGAACTACCAGACGTTGCACTCGCAATGATACGACTATTATTACTAAATTCTAATGACCCTTTGTTAAGTGCTTTTGTTCCAGGCTGTAAAAAGAAAGGTAAGTTCTCTAACATCAAAGTTATTCTTGCAAGCATCTCTCTTGCAACTTGTCCTTTGTTTGCAAGTATAGCGATTGTTTTTTCTGAGTGAAAACATGCATACCACAAAAGATATGCAACCGAACTAATTGATTTACCAGATTGACGACATGCGAGTACTATAGAAAATCTATTCTTATCAAAATGTTTGAACATATCTTCCTGATAAGGATAGAGTTTGAATGGTACAAGACCGTCATCTAAAGAAATAACCTTGAGATATTTTGTGCAAAAGTATACTGGGTCATTTACACACTTGACATATTCGTTAACTTCTTTCTTGGTAAACTCATGTTGAACACCGTCTCGTTTAACATTGATATTACCGAGATAGGTTTCACTCTTCTGGTTCAACATCTATAACATTCTCGTCTGGTTTTATTTGTTTTAACATGCGTTGCAATTCTGTAGTAGTTCCAACAAAAAGATTATTCGTAGTACTTTCTAATTGTTTTACTTCGTCCTGAGATTTTGCTTTCTGCATTTTGATATTTACATCTAACAACTTATCATTTACATCTGATATTTGTTTTATCATATTACCAAGTACTTCAAATGCACGTGGGTGTTCAGACTCCTTTGCGACTTCTAACATCAAGTCAAGAGACTCTTTACTCTTTTCTATAAGTTCATAGTAAGTCTTACGACTGTACTCGTAATCTATATCTACATTTTTATTTTCTGTTTCTTTCATAATCGGTCTCCAACCACCCCGTTATAATGTATTTATCTTCTTTTAAATCTGGATTTGCACGATGCGTGTGTGTAAAATATGCAGGCCATATTACTAGTTTACCAGTTTCAGGTTTTATTGATAATTTTTGATGCATAAAATCAGTGTATCCAGTATCAGTATCATTTAAATAAATTGACCAAACTCCAAACCTATTTCTAACTTTTTCCCACATTGGTTTAAATACTGGTAGTTCAGAATGCCATGCAGTAAATCCACCACCTTCTACACTCTTTTGAAATTTATATCCAGTGATAGTATAGAAACCCGTACCCCCACCTTTATTAAATTCATTTATATAATGCACCATATGTTTATGAATAATAGAGTTTATCTGATTATAGAAAGGTTTAAAAGAACCAAACTGTTGACATTCAGAAAGAGATATATCTTTTCTTCCTTGAACATCAACTCTTGAATAATTCATTCCAGTGTCACCATATAACATCTTGTTATCAAACCAAGATATCATATCATTACAAATCTCTTTACTTAGAGCATTTTTTTCTTCATATATCATACATTAGTCGGATTGTCTGAGTCGACCTCATTAAATCCATAATCACTATCTGCAGTCACACCAGAAGGAGTTGGAGTTATTTGTTGTGTTTTTATATAGTCTCCACTACTTCCCGCACTGTCAATAATATAAATGTTATTACTAACTTCACGGATAATTTTAGAAGTATTAAGAGGCCCGTAGAAGTTTATCTTCATTTCAAAACTTAGAGTATATATAATAGTTCTTCTTTGTTCTATTGCACCTTCAAAATCATCTGCAAACGCAGTACCCGTTAAAGTGATTGGTACGTCTTCTGTTAAGTCAGTAATATTACTAAATGGTTTTACAGTCACGGTATATTGTGGTGTAAAGAATGGAAATACTTGTTCTACTATTTGCAGTGCATCATCTTGAGATTTTGCATAGACATTTAAATCAAAGTTTATATTATATGGTGTATGAGAAAATATCTTTTGTCTTGTTGTACTACTACCACTAACCGACTTACTTATGTTATTCATTTTATTTAACTGTCGTGTTTCATCATATGCAATACTTGTAATCTCAAAGGACATTCTTGGTAATTTAATTGCAACTCTTCTTTCCGCTTCTTCTCCACTATTCATAGCCTCAAGTCTTGCAATAAAGTTTCTCTTTGGTGCATATGATAATGGTACTTTAACTTGTGAGATAGTTTGTCCCGCAGAGTTTTTTCGCAGTACATATAAGTTATTGAATAAAGAACCAAAGACACTTACTGCACTTCGGACTCTTTTGTGATAAAAATAAGTACCAAACATTACTGCATATCTCCAAACGGATTAGACTCACTAAAGTCTAGAAAGTCTGACTCAAAGTCATCAAAGGTTTTATTCTGATTATCATTCAGTATATCATTTATTTGATTTATCGAAGTCGGAGTCACAACGTGTTGACTTTGGTCTCCAATAATACTTTTAGTTGTAGTCCACTCATGGAATAATCCGTCAGTTGCACCACTATGAATTAGATGTAAAGTATTACCAGAGTCAGATGCAAATGCAACTTCTCCAATCATATTATAAGTATCGAATACTTGTGTGACTGTTTCTCCCACAATAAATCTACCACCACCTGAGTCAACTGATAAATTGTATTTGAAAGAACCTTCTTGTTCTATATCTTGAATTGTTTCTACACCAGTATCAAAGTCTTCTCCACTGTATTCAAACAATTCACATTGTAATCTAAATGTTGGTAATTGACTTAACTGATAGAATGGTGTTTCGGTTTCAACTCTCCTGATTTCAAAACAAGAGTTTGTTAAAGTTAAATAAATTAAATCGCCTTCTCTTGGTCTAAAGTTTTGTTTCTCTAAATTACTACCAATGAGTTGTGTCCACCTTTTTCTAGATACTACAAAGTTTGCTTGGTCTCTTAACTCAATACCAAACTTAGTGAATAAGTCTCCTTCTCCTTCAAACCCTTCTGCACCTTCAATATACATTTCAATCTTATATGCATCAGAAAATCTAGAAGGTATATCATCTAAAAATATTTTATCTAAATTCTTAATCTCTCTTGGAAGATAATAGACATCTTGTCCATACATCTGGAGTGCTTCGATAATTATATCTTCATATAATTGTTGTTCAGAACGAACTTTGTTTTTAAAATATTGATTAGTAGCCACAATCTACCCCATAAAAAAGAATGGTGGATTGTCGTACTCGTTTCTTAGTTTTTCGTGTTCTCTTTCGAGTTCTTGGTTTGCATCGTCAATAATTTGTCTACCATTTAATGTTATACCGCCAGGAAGTGTCATACCTTCAAACTTACTTAGGTTTTCACCCCATTGTTTTTTAATCAATGCAGTAGTATAGTTTTTTAAGAATATATTGTCATATTGACTAGTGACAGACTCGTTTAACTCTACATACATTTCCACCATAATAAAGTCTCCCGCTTTTAAATCACCTTTTGAATTTAAATCTCCAAAAATAAATAATCTATCTAGATATCTATTGTATTGTATTTGCGGTTGACCAGTTAATTTTAAATCAATCATTGCAAGATATTGTTGCATATGTTCATAGTATGCAAGGTCTCCTACACCAGTTGCTAAATCTGCAAGGTCATTTAATCGCATTTGATATTTGATATCAAAGAAG